TAAGTAAATTTATATTGACACCCGGCCCCGGATATGGTATAATATAGACGTAAACAAGGGAGAGCAAAGAACAAAAATCCATCGTTTACCGCTCATTGAAAACTATATACAGCGCGTAAGACGCAAGTCTTTGCATATACATTAAATTTTCTATAAGGAGTAAAGAGGTAAACTATGAAAATTCAGTACACATTTGAGTGCCCCGACTGCCACACGACGCACCGCATTGACATCGACACGGACGAGATGCTGAAACTTCCCGTTAAATCCTTGTCAGATAGCGAACTCCGCCGTGCTATAGGCTTCGAGCGCTCCAGAATCCGCTCTAATCACCCCGAAGCCGACAGCGCGCGACTTGCTGAGCTTATGACGGAATACACCGAACGAGGCGGAAAGACACGCGAACGGGTGGCGGAGATTAAAGCGTTTGAAGCCCTTAAGGCTGGAACGCTTGCCGAATGTACGCTTGAAGAGATAGCCGACGCCGTGCGCCGAATCAAACGCAAGATAGCGAACGCCGGAAAAGTTAATCCGCCCGAAGATACGGCAGAGCTTGAAAAAGCGGTTAAACTTCTTGAGCTTGAACAGGCGAAAAGGCGAGTGGCCGCAATGATGGCAGAGATTGGAATAGAGGGTTAAACCCCTCTATTCCGTTCATAAACATTAAAAGGAGATTAAGAAAATGTATAAATTAATTACGCACAAATATGCGCAATGCGGTTTCGATGGTTATTCAAGCGAAAACCACGATCGCGTATTCTATTCATACGAAACTCCGATTTATAGTATATATAAAGAGCGTGATGGCAATTTGACATCATTCTGCATTCAATGCATTAACGCCCCGCGTCATTCAGCAACGACGGCAAAACAAACTACATGGTCATTACATGAAGAATTATTAAATCATGATTGTGCGCGCTACGTTCGGCAGTTGTTGCAAAAATGTTGTGGCGGTGAAAAAGTTCATGTACTCCGCGATATGTCAAGCGGTATATGGTGTGTATTCATCGGTGACAGATTACAAAGGACATTTACCGCATGAACGATAAAGAATATTTAGTTAAAATTTTAAGGTTTATTATAGTATTCTTTCTAATATTAATGTCGTGCGTGACGTTAATTTCAATAATAACAATAATTAATCTTTAAGTAAATCCTGTGCATAATCACTAAAAGATTATGCACAGGATACAGACTTAGTAACAGGATGTTAACAATTCATTCACAAAATGTTCAAAATGTATCAATAAGTTGTTAACATTCTGTTAATAGTCTGTTCACACTCTGTTAACAATTTTCTGTTAACAATTTGTTCATAATTCATTCACATTTCGTTCATATTTACAATCGCAGGGTAAAATTTCCAATATTATAATCGCAGGGTAAAATCCTTGCAAATATAATCGCAGGGTAAAATTCCCACAAAATCTAAAATAAAAACCATAGAAAGAGAGAATCACAAAATGTCAATTCTTAACGTCAATCAGCTTACAATCGCGGGGCATCTTGTAGCTAAGCCTGAAACATTTACTTACGGTTCGAAGAAAGACCAGAAAACCGGATGTTCGTTTACACTTGCTGTAAACAACAGACAGACTGAGGAAACAACGTTCATTCGTTGTTCGGCATTCGGCGGAACGGCGGATTTCATTACAAAGTATTTCGACAAGGGTTCGGCGGCATTTATAAACGGACAGCTTTCAATCAGGTCGGAGAAATCCGACGAAAAGACAAAGAGCGGAAAAGAGATTTACAAAACATATGTTTCGTGCATAGTTGACAGCATAGAATTTATAGACGGAAAATCCAATGACTAATAAATATAATCCGTACGGGTATCCATGTGGGGAGTGTCAAACTCCCCATGCCCCATACGCGAACGACATTAAGCAAGCGCGCGAATCATGTTGCGCATATAACAGATGTGCAAAATGGTTGAATTGGTTCAAAGCCGAATGGTCATTAATAAGACTATTGTCAGATAGGAGAATAAAAAAAATTGGAACTAACCCCTCAACAAGAACACATCCTCAGAAACACTATAAATAAACATAATCAACGAATTAGATACAGAAACGATAAACTCAAATGGCAAGAAAAGCTAATAACTGTAGAATCAGTAAAAGAAGATTTAGACAAAGGTGAAAAATTCAAAGACTTCAATGACGCTATAGATTATATAAATTACAAAACAAAGACCGCTAACGTTACAATGGATAACCGACGGCTCGCCGAATTCGCCGACCCAAATTCAGACGCGGGATACTATATTACAGGTGAATTTGATGTTCCGCCGTCCAACACCAACGACTTTTCTGATTGGTTGGAAAAAGAGTTTGACAAGGCGAAAGATAACGCAAAACTCAATGACAATGAAAAACAGCGAGAAGATGATATAGCAGCTTTGGAAGAACGTAAAAATGAAATACTTTCGCACTTGAAAGGCGGATTTAAATGACCGAAATTGAATTCAAAATGATTGCAGTAAAAATCACATCGGTTAAGAACGCGTCTTTAGCTAGAAACATCGTGACAAAGCGTGATTTCGCTTGGTTAGGAAGTGAACCTAACAATGGTTCATATTACTATCTTTTTAGACATGATAATAAACATGAAGTATACGATGTACATGGAAATATGAATACCATGCTCGACAGATTAGCGCCCGTGTATATATTCGACTGTGACGGTAATTTACAGTATCAGCGTGATATGATAGTGACCAAACGAAGAATACTAATATGAAGAAAACCATATGAGAGCAAACTGAAAAGGATAATTTAACTATGAAGAAAAATATGTTATATAAATTTAACAAAAAACTATTTATGGCATATGGCTCATATGACTATGAATGGACATTAGAATGGGGTAAGAAAAACGGTTACAAGGTCATTAAGATTTATGTTATAGATGAGTCATATTATATATTATTTAGAACACCCGTGTATCGTTCAATATTCCCAAAACATTCCATACCGATATGCGATTACAGCGGTGGTAACGAAGAGGAATGTATGGGGCAATGCGTAAGAACACAAAAAAGATTGAAAGGGGGATATAAAAAATGTACGACTTTCATTCAGACCGCTTAAAATATCTTATGAAAAAAATCGACCGTGACGGTATGGATAAACTCCATAAATATATATTTGTCGACAGTGACTTTTGTACCGCTCCGGCTTCCATTAAGTATCATGACAACGATGTAGGGGGTCTTATAAAACACTCGCTTGAAGTATATGACACACTCCGTGAATACCGTGACAAGCTTTATTTAGAGAACGAAATCCCCGAAGACAGCCTTATAATCACATCTCTTTTTCACGATATATGCAAATGTAATTGCTATAAGCCTGTCATGAGATGGACTAAAGTAGATGGTAAATGGGAGCAGTATCAATCTTATGAATGGAACGAAGAAACACCATTCGGCGGGCACGGCTCTAAATCTGTATATATACTCCAATCATTCATACCGCTTAAAATAGAAGAGGCTCAAGCAATCAACTGCCATATGGGCTTTGCGTCTGAGTATGACAAACGGAATATAAGTGATGTGTTTTCGCATAATCCGTTGGCGTTTCATCTGCACATGGCAGACAGTGCTGCCGTATATAGTAAGGAGTGGAACAAATGAAAGTAGCATTTATGTTGCATGACGAGGTACAATTCGCCCGATTTTTAGCTTATGCTGCCGAACATGAATTAGATGTGTCTCAATGTATGTTTCCGAGATTTATCCGCGCGGATTTCTGTTATTTTATTTCATGGAGCGAACGTAAATGTTGTTGTGTTCCGGTAAATACAGCGAAATCAGCTGGATATTATATAGCGGATGAGGTTCGTATCCAACTTGATAACGGCGGTGATTATGAACTATTTGTAACTATTTGCTATGAACATATACGCGATTGATGATAAGTTATATACATTAAAAGATTTAACCACCCTTTCGGAATACCTACATGGACAAAACTGTGTAGGTATTTCTACTATAAAGAAACGGCTACAGCGTGGTGAGACAGACTTAGATGAAATAATCAAACCAAAAGTAAAAGCGTTTACTGAGATAGATTATTCTCCTATATTCTACGTCGCAGATTTGGAGACATCATCTAACTTAGAAACAAACGAATGTGGAGCATATCTCGCTTGCGTGGTAAAAGCTAATTTTAATAAAGGATTATCTACGCCTGATTCATGGGATATTGTAGAACCGTGTTTCGACTGCCGTTACCCGAAAGACCTCGGAGATTATTTTTACACACTTTATAAGCAAGCGGAAAAACGTAAAAAGAGAACACTTATATTTTTCCATAACCTTGGATTTGATTTTTCTTTTGCGCGTAATTGGGAATCTCTCATGGGTCAGCTGATGATTACAAAATCATTTTCCGACGGGAGTAATCCATGGAGACTTGCGTTTGGAGACGGTGAAAAAGTTTGGCTCGAGATACGATGCTCACTTAAACTTTTACACCGTTCTGTCGGCTCGATCGGGGACATGATAGGGCATCCCAAACTCGGATATGACTATAATGAATATCGACTTCCTACAGATAAACTCGAAAAATACGATTATGAGTATTGTTATAATGATTGTAAAGTAACAGCGTGCGGAATCATGGAAGAATGTAAGAATTGGTTTTGGATTAAAAATATAAAGGACATTCCGCTTACATTTACATCGTTCACGCGTAAAAACAATAAAGCTATTCTGTCATCGGAATTGGAGAAAGCATGGAGCAATTACTGTGTTGATACATTTCCCATGAATTTCGACCAATATCAAATTATGCGCGGTGTGTATCAGGGGGCTTATACACACGCAAATACATTCTTCCGCGGAAAATTATGCACTTTGGTACATTCATTCGATGTATGTTCCGACTATCCGTCGCAGTCAACGCAAATGGATTTTCCCGATACTAACGGCGTATTATATGTAAACGAAGAATTACAAAATTTATGGGACGTTCTGTATGAAGAATGCATAGAAGCGTCACTGTTAGATGATGTAGAAGCTATAAAAATGCGTCATGTTCTTACATCGGGAAAAATGTTTCACGGTATATTTGCACTCAAAAATATAAAGATAAAGAATTACGGTTATAATTATATGCCTATCATTTCGGCGTCAAAGACTAAATCAAAAAATGGTTTGGGCGAAATAGAATATAATAAAAAATCTAATGGTTATAAACTATTAGAAGAAATGGTATCTGAGTATAACCGTCTTATTGATAATGGCAGAATTATCAGCTATGACGAATGTACTATATACGCAACAGAAGTCGATATTGTGAATATACTCAAAATGTACGATGTTGAATCTATATCAGCTGAATGTTTATTTCTCAATCACGCAAAATCAACAGGTGGTATAAATGAATTAGTTGAACGCAACATTATATATGCAAATATGAAAACCGCGTTGAAAGCTATATCAAACGGTAAACGCCCCGATGAAACATTGTTGAATAGTATTCCCGAAAAATGGCTCTCTGACATAAAATCAAATGCTGAGCCTAAGAAGTTAGCTAAACGATATCTCATGCTATCAAAAAATATGTTCAACGCGCAGTATGGAATAGACGCGACACAACTTGTATTCGGTGATACTCTTATTGATGAAGATTGTATAACGTCAAACACAGAATCGCTTAGCCGTGAATCATTCGAGCGATATTATAACGAGACTATGATAAAACTCGGAAAAGAGCGTTCCGACCGAGGTTTATTTAAGCGTGTTAAATCATCATACATCGTTGGAATTTACATTACAGCATACGCGCGAAGACACCTTGTATTATTCTCTCATCTTATATTCACAAAAACTCCATATATTATTGTATATTGGGACACCGATAGTGCAAAACTGTATCACCCTTATGAATCAGCTGTTACATTTAAGAATCTTCTCAATGTAGTAGCAGAGTTTAACAACGGAGTTATAGAACGTTGCCAAAAATCTAAACATCCGCAAGTGCAAGAAAATAAATGGGGCTTAGGTAAATTTGATTACGAAGAAACATATGCGTTTTTTACGGCACTCAATTCAAAACGATATATGACATTCGACGGAGAATTAGATGTAAAGACATCGGGACTTGTACAAGCTACAATAAAAGTATCTGTTGTTCTTGAATATTTATATAAAAATAGTGAATCATGGCTACTTTCATTCAAGGCTCTTATGCGCATTATGTGGAAAACAAATACAATGTTCGACCAAAGTGTTTCGGGGCGTACATATCTCGATAGACAGAACCAAGGAAATTGGTCAGATGAGTTTGGGCAATATTGTGGTGCGGTAATTAAAAATACGGATTATGAATTTAAAATGCCCATGAAAAAAGGTCTATTTTGGACTAACGAAAAATCAGCGTATATTCACTATGACGAAGTATCGGAATATGTATTTGGTAATAAACTCGATACCGAGCGAACGACTTTTTATATGTTCGACGAGGGGATAGGCATAGTATACTATTTGAATAGTAAAAGAAATATAATGTTTTGCCCTTGTGATATATCAAAATTCAAACACGGTATTTTACTTAGTGATTCCATGTCTGACTTGACGGAGGATTTAGCATGAAATATTATGAATTTGACTTAGCCAATTTTCCCAACTGTTCTTATATTTTCTTATTCGGCGGTCGTTCGTCCGGTAAAAGCACATCGGTCGCGAAATATTTAAAAGATAAATACGACGCTGATAAATCTGAATTTGTAAGAGTATTCCGAAACTATACCGCTATGCGGAGCGCAACCACATGGTTTAGTCTGTTTAATGACGAAACAACTGATATTGTATTTGACCGTCAGAAATATCTGTACAACGGCGCACCATTCGGTCACGGCATAGCGCTTTCCAACGAAGAAGTCGCATCTAAAAGTTCTCAATATCCCAATGTTGACACAATTGTATTTGACGAGTTTGTTATGATAGACCCATATGGGTATTATCCGAACGAACCTGAACATTTCATGTCTATAGTGTCTACTGTATTCAGAAACAGAAGCGGGACAGTTATATTTATTGGCAACAATATGAACGAAATGTCGAAATATAATCCGTTCTTTCGGTTTTTCGGGTTGGATTGGGAAACTGTAAATCCAAAATTAGGGGAAACTATATTTTGGAATGCGTCCGGCTTTGAAAATGGCGCAAAATGCGCTATGGAGTTTATTCCCGTTGCATATGAAAGTGAAGATGAAATACCCGAAATGCAACGTGTAGCCGGAAATGATGTTGCTACCACAGGCTCATTTAAGAAAGACCCCGAAATTAAACCGCAATTATTCAAAGACTACCATTGGATTTATGTTTTTGAGTATAACAAGGTTAAAATGACAATGGGATTCAGCGTTAAGAATCGTTGCTTGCTTATCGGTGAATACCACGGTAAGCACGCCCGTAACCGCCCGCGAATAAATACCCGTTCGGTGGACACGTTTCGTTTTTATAACTCAAAAGTATTTACCGTTGCTATGGAGCGTATAGGTAATAAATGGGGAACAGCTTACGAAAATGCGCGCGTAAAAGCTGCATGGTTAGATATAATAAAAGGAGAGGTATAAAAACCTCTCCTTTTTTAATTATATGGCTCTTTACGCCATTGCGGTGTTTAACACTCGCTCATAATTACAATAAAGCTATTGACCCATTATCGAACAAACTAACAACCAATGTCACAGAATCTCCATTTAGTTTATTACCGATGTATCGGCACGTCGTTTCGTTATCTCCCGTTCTCATGCAAACTCTTGCTCTAAGGGGGATAAGCTGACCCGATACGGTTTCGCTGTCATATATCGGTCTATCGTTAGTTATACAGTCTTTCAATATTTTATAACACTTATTACCCGTATATGTTTTAGTGCCGCAGCTTATAATTCCACCCGCCGAACGTGCAACCAATATTACATTATTAAAACCTGCGGTATCGGGATATACTCCACTACCGAAATTCGGCGAGCCATCAGCGGTTACTCTGCAATTATGAACATCGGATATAAGGGCTGAGAACTTTATATATGCAACATCGTTGTAAAGAATAGGATTTATATAAATACCGTTAGCTGATGTCTGAATCGGGAATTTATACATTCCTATCATATCTTTATTTTCGTTAAAGTAAATTACATTCGCATAGCCACCCGCGTTAAGCGGATTGGTTATAACGATATCATCTGTAGCGGGGCAAACGGGTATAAAGTCTGACGTAAATGAATTGGTAATAGACGATGAGAATTCACCTGTAGTTATATTATATGCACCTGTGGTATATCCACCGACAGTTATATTATCGTAAAGCGCTAGATTCTTCGAATCGTCCATATCACGCCATGTAATTTTACGTTTGTATACAGCGTTATCGTCGGTGGTTGTACTTGATATTGTAGTTTTGAAAGATTCGGGATGCGACAGCCATGTGTCATAGTTGGATATGATTTCTGTATCCACCATTCCTGTTTTTTCTGTAAGGTCGGAGATTGAAATCTTAGCGGGCGCGGGTGTAATGGACGCGTCCGATGCAAGATCAACTCTGATTCTTATATAGTAACCGTTAGCTGGCATTGTGAACACTTCCGCATAGGTAGATACTGTACCCTGCTCAGCTTTTTTAACAAAGTTTTTATTACTGTCGTATATTATAATATACTGATTCGGGTCGTACTGTGCTGCACTGCGCTGTTTACCGAAACATATAGCATACCTCTTAGTCGGTATTACGGGAATGAATGCTGATATATAACTATCATTATCATATATTTCAGAGCCATTAGTTGTATTAAGTCGATAATTGAGTTTTGCCCCACTACCCCACACATCCCACATATTAGGGCTGTCATGGTCTATGGAGAAATCTTGATGAAGTTGAATTGTCTTTATAAGACTTGATATCTCAGCGGCGAAGTCATTATATTTTTTAGTCATATCAGTCTCAAATTTCTGAACCCGTGTAGTTATCCGCGATTCAAACGTCGCTATATCCTGCTGCACATTACCCTGAAATGTCGCCATTTCTTGATTTATTGCAGTTGTAAAATCCGTTATATCTTTACGCAACTCAGCTGCCCAATCCTCATTCTGAGTAAGTGATTCGTTGAGCTTTTCTACGACTTTACCGAGCGTCTCAAGATACGAAATCGAATCATCGAATGTAAGCGGAATTACAGGTTGTACCCAAAAATTAAGCGGTGTTATTGCCATTGTATATACCTCTCTTTGTTAAAATATCCCCATAAACAGAGGATTTAATTCATCTATAATCATCATATCAATGTTCAATATTTCAGCTTTTGCCTTAGCGAGAACCTCTGACGGGTAAAGTCTACCGTCGTTTCCTGTGAAAATCTTTGCAATATCAACTGTTCTGAGGTTATTATCTGTAGTTTTTTCTTCCGTTGCCCCGCCGTGGGTGCGCTTGTTTCCGCTTGTACCGTTGTTACTGTTATTTTCAAACGTAACATCAGTAGCATATTTCCCTATCTGAATGTTTTCAAAATTCAATGGGGACATCGGTGTATCACTGTAAATACGTCGATTATTGTCGGTATCCGAATGTGTTCCGGCGTCTGTAATAGTGCGGGTATCGGTAGTTTTGTTACTCCCGTCACCTTTATCATTTATTGTGCCTTTTTCTGTTTCCGTTCTATTTACATTCTGAAATACGTTCTGTTTTAGAAATTCAACTTGAATGTCATACAACTGATTATAATACGGCATTATCTCATTCATTTTCATATTAAGATAATGCTTGAACAACGCCGGAGTTTCAAAACCTATTTCGCGATATGCATAATGCTTATAAATTTTGTCGTTAAGCAGCAAGCGGTATGATTCCTGATGCATAGGATAAGTATCCATACCTAAATCGTAACCGCTCTTAATCAGCGTCTGAAGTAGTGTCGTATATTTCGCCATACTGCATACCCCCATTCAAAATGTCGTTTATGTTACGACGTTCGACAGAAATATTAGTTCCAAACATCTTATTGGCGGCTTCGCACGCCTGCTGACGTGTAATAAGGCCCGCTTCTGCCATATATCCGTAATGTTCGGAATTAACTTCGATTTCAGACGTTTGTACTTGCGCGCGCTTGAAATCCATTGAATTACCGATTCCGAGATACGTCAGGGCTTCATGCCATGTGTTCTTTTTCTCTTCATCGAGTTTATCCGCAAGGTACGGGGCAGCTGTGTTAAGAACTGAGAGGTTTGACAATTCAATATCTTTGTTCGCGTATATAACGGGCATGAAACCGTCGTACTGCATATACATATTTTTCATTGTGAGCAACTGTTCTTGTTCACACTGTACAAGAATTGGTGTACGCTGAGCGTGAACGTTCATAATGATAGTACGCTCTATCTCTGTAAGTTTCTTAGCGAAATATATGAGTATGGGATATGTGGAACGTTCTATGTAATTATTTCTGATATATACACATTCATTTGCGTCTTTGAGAAGATTTATGCCTATACTGTAACAATTGAATCGCGTCGGGTTTTCATAAAAATTTATATCTCCCGACGGCGCGACACGCAAATTGAGTAGACCGTATTCCGAATCCGTGAAACAAGCGCGTCCGTCCTCATTGAGTGTCTTTTCAAGAAAACGCTCATTCATTGTTTCGGGGAGATTGTTCCACTTATAGATAGACAATGCCAACAGAACAAGACGCGAAAAATATGTGTCAAATATTGTGGTCTGTTCTGTCATTCCTGCTATCCATTCATTATTCGCCCCTTTGAAGCCTACGGGAATTTTTTTATTAGCCATTACTATCACCTACAATTTCATTGGTATAATCACCGTAATTTCCGACGTCGTTTATGTGCCAAAAGGTAACGCCCGAATTGAATATATTTTCAATTTCGGTTAATTCATTGTCCGTAGGAGCATAACCGTTTTTCTCCACAGGAGCGATTGTTATAGATGATGTTTCAACATAATTCCAATTCTGACGATTATTCATGGCGGGTATCTTGAAATCATTCGTTTTATAACCATATTTCGATAAATATTTATCATACCGTTTTATTTCATCGAGCGGGGCGCACATATGGCGAATAGTAAATTTCATAAAACCATGCTGCGCTATCCACGAATCATCAGTTGCCATATTCATAAGCTGCGACGGTAAATTCGCTTTATCGTTTATATTAGCTTCTGTTTCACGGAGTTGCATAACATCACGTGCAATAGAACGCCCTGTGTCGGTCAATTCCGAAACACCCTGTTTACCCGCCCCGATTAGCCCGGTTACACTTGACGGTTTAAGCGCCGTCATATTCAACACACCCGCGCCCGCTGACGCAACTGTGTCAATCGCTCCAAACACAGCGTCAAGCGCTATTTTAACTTTTGCGTTTGACGTTTGCGCGTTTATTGTATTTGAATTGAGAGCATTCCAAACCGCTGCATTGTCTTTAACAAACGGGGCTGATACCGATGCTACAATACCCACGGAATTTTGAATATTAAAATAGTCCCACCCTGCCGTAGCAGCAAATGAATCTGTCAAAGCATACTGCCGTGGAATCGCGCGCACGGAAAGTTTCGTGTCAAGTGATATTTTTTCGTCTATTATCAGTTCTACGGCAGTGTGCGATAATTGTGGTTGTAATTCTACATAATCACCATTATTCGCGTCAATCACCCATTTACAACATGGGTAATGAAAAATTTTTCTATTTTTTGGTTCATACCCCGCTACTGTAATATGCGTGAAGGTATTTGACGTATATGCGTCTGACATTTTGGTGATTATATAGGGCGCGTATACATCACTTGTTCCGGGCGCTACTTCATCGCCTGTCCAAAATTGAATAGTACCACCACCGTTTATTGTGCCTGTTATCGAATCTGTCACTTCTGTAATAGTACAGTATGTTTGAATGATATCATAATCACACATAATTACTTGCGATACTGAGTCTATAAAACCAAATTTGTTTGCTGTTTCAAGAAACTTATTGTATTGTTCGACCGTTTTCAATAAAACATATGTGCCAATACCACGAATATTGTTTAATATTGGCACACTCGTACGCGCTTTTATATCTCTAATTTCATAATCTTTAGTGGCGGTCGCCCGTTGTAAATTAATAAGTGGGATATTAGAGGTTATTACTATAAACGCGCATCCGACTGTATTGTCAGCTAGTTTTGGAGTATAATCAACTGAATAATCGATATAATCCTGTTCATAATTTGAAATTTTAAAATCCTCGACAATAGTATTATGGCTGTCAGATTCATCTGAAACGTGTTCACGCTTTACATACGCTGATTTAATTGTATAACAATCCCACCATGTCATATGCGCGTCCTGCACAAAGTAAACATAACAAGCATTTTGATTTATATATTCTACTTTCGTTATGAAAGCATAAAACCATTTAAGAGAAAAGTTTTCATTCATATAACGAATGTAGTTATACTGTTCCATAGCCTCTTTATTGGCGTTTACTTTAATAGCCTGTTTGTCTCGGATGTATGTGTAGTTTTGTTCTACCCTCAAAGGGGAGGAGAAATAATTACTCTCCTCCGTCTTTGAGGTGAACAGGCGTACATCTTTATAGTCGCTTTTCCACGGTACTCTATAGAACGCTATTGTTCCACTCGGTGTGTACGCCATAATATTTTACTCCTCTACCATGAGCCTTATAAGCTCTATAAGGTCTTTCATATTTACATATCCATCCTGATTTATATCAGACTGCACTTCGTTTACCTTTATATTCCAACCTGACAGAAAACGCGTGAGCGTAACAACATCTTTCATGTTTACGAGGTAATCGGTGTTGGTGTCTCCAATTATATCAACCGCTTCGTTGCAATCCACGGGGTATATTCCGCCCTCTGTACCCTTAAAGCTATACTGCCATATTTTAAGGTTGGGATATTTCTTCTGAAGTCCCTTGTGCGACTTAGTGCCATCGTCTATAGACGCGAGCCAAAGCGGGAAATTCAGATTATTCTTAAACTGAGTAGCGAGGAAATATTCGTTAGCATAAATATACGCCTTGTATCCTGCTCCAATTATAGAATTGAGGAAAAGATTCACTCTACGAGACAGACCGTCCATATCTCCCATAAGAGATGTATCTTCTACATCGAGAGCCACTCCAATATCTATATTTTCTTTGTAAGGTTTAAGTATCTGTATAAGATACTTAACTTCTTCAAGAGTCTCGGCTTCCGTTCTGCCCATAAAGTACCAATAAACCCCTATGTAGAATTTCTTCCCCGATATGCGTGAACGAAATGCCTTTATATGCTGTTCAAAAAGTGGGTCAGTAAACGGGAAATTATATTCCGCTGTTCTGCCCTGTCCCGCTTTGATTATTACAAAATCATTATCTTTTATAACTCTATCATAGTCGATATTCCGCTGATAAAGCGAAATGTCTATACCACGAAATTTTTTATTCATTTTGACTTACCTCCTTTATCTACGCTTTCTATATTATTCTGCAACCGTTTCATAAGCGATTTCAGAAATTTGGGGCATGGCGCGCCCATAGACGATACATTTTCAAGAATAGATATCAATTCATTGATTACAAACCATGCCATTACAAGTACACAAGAAATGGGGTCGTAGTTGACACCAAACTTTCCACTTGTAATAAATATCAAATAGTCAACCATCATTGCGCAGAATACAACCGCAATGTAAGAGGCTTTTTTCAATATTCCTTTTCTTCCGACTTTTGAAGATACTTCGCTGTTCACATATGCTTTCATAACACCTGTGATATAATCAGCTGTTATGCATATAAGAAAACAAATGAACAATGTAAGAATAAGTTTCATATTTATATACCCACCCACCATTCCCTCTCGATTATTAAGATAGTATGCTTATTAAAAGCTCATCGAGCTTATCTTTTTTTACTTGGAATTATCTACAGTGAACGCGCCGATTATATCACTACCGATTTTAAGAACAACCTGTGTTTTCTCTGATGCTGCGGTTGTCTTCTTATCATAAGTAACCGTGTACTGATTTCCTGACTTGTATGTTACAGTTACAACAGACGCGGATGCCGCCGAGCCGTCCTTAGTAGCTGTAGCGGTAACGGTCTGATTATCAGGAATGTTATTACCCATAAGGAACAGAGAAACAGTATTGTTAAAGTCAGATGCGCCTATGACAACATCAGTAGCGGTGTCGCCGAGAGTTACAGTGTCCTGTCCGGCTGAAAGCTGCGCCCCGCCTACTTTGCCGTCTACCATCGAAGTAAATATTACGGCATTAGCAAGCAGTGATATGCTGTAGGTCTGCCATACATTCCAAAAATATCTCCACTCCATACGCGCGGGGTTGTAGAACGAGCCGGTCTCACGGAGAGAATCAAAAATCTGGAAGAAACGACGGTCACACATAAGCGCATATACACCGTCAATGCCAAAATCGTCTACATAGATAACGCGGCCCATAAAGTCAGCGCGCTCCATGTTAAACGCTGCTGCGAGTACATCCACGTCGACAATAGAAGAAACAGCGGATGAAATAATTATCATCGTTTCCTCAGTGGGAGAGAATGTGATATACGGCTTACCATCTCCCGATATTTCCGCATAACGGTTAAAGCGCGATGACGGGAATCTGAAATCAATGTAAGTCTGACGAACCTTGCGCATAAATGCTTTTGCGGATGCTTCATCGGTCGGCTCTGCAACCTGTACGGTTGAGACGTAGCCCTTTGCAAGCGCGCTGTTTATAGTGTTTTTGAGAAGCGCAAACTCCTCAATGTTATCGCCGTTATAGAGTGAATTAATTACACCCGCGATAAGGTCGTCGAGGTCTTCCCATGAACGGAATGCAAGTTTAAGTTCGTTATTCTGAATACGCGCCTTAAATTGGTCTTTACGGTTAAGACGATGGAACGCGACCTTAATATCGGGCTTATCGAAATATCCCGTAAGGTAATCATTTTCAGGATCGAATTTTTCTGCTTTAGCCGGATTGACTGCGATTTCCTCTACATCGGAACCCATGGGTAGTGCTTTGCGGAGAAACGCGAATTCATTGTTCCACACTCTATTGTGAAGAACGGTGTCAAAAATAATGTTAGGGAGAAGTGTGCAGAATTCATTTCGGATTACCTGATAATTAATTATAGGATTTCCGACCTCTGCAATGTTTGTAAGCGTTGCTTCCGGAATGAACGACTGATAATTCTGAGAGCCAGCTGCTCTCACTGCGTTCATAACCGAAACGGCTCTTGCTGCATTTGCCATTTTAATTATAACTCCTTTTATCTATACTCGCCGATTTCGGCGGTGTAATCTTCGGGTGTCTTAGGTGTCTGTTCGCTGGTGTCAGGCTGGTCCGAGGGCTTGGAGCCTATTCGTAAGAACAATTCGTAATTTGCCTGTTTGAGCGAAGTGTTACTGTCTGTCAATTTGGTTATCTCGTTTTGTGCATTTTCAAGATTTGACGATGACTCTGTAAACGCGTCTGTGAGACTAACGAGAATCTGAGAAGTACGCGCTTCGTCTGCGTCGCCTGACGCTAATTCGCGCGTTAGACTTGTGTATTCATCTATAGTCATTTTGGTAGACCTCCCGTATTATTTGTAAGTAGCGAACATTTGTTCGTTTTCTAACTATATTATAGAAC